CACAAAATGGAAATGGAAAAAGAAAACCCTCCTAAATATCGAGTGGTTGATTTTGAACCCTATGAAGTTTCAATTGTTTCTTCAGGGGCCGATCAATCAGTGGGAATTGGAAGGGATTCAGAAAACATTTTCCAAACAGAAGTCTTAAAAATTGATTCCATAGAAAGGAAACAAATGGAAGTTGCAGAAGTAGAAGCACCCAAAGTTGACACCGCCAAAATACGGGAACAGGTGCAAAAAGAAGAACGCCAAAGGGTTCAGGAAATTGAAGCCTATGGCCGGGAACATAAAGAAACAGAACTGGCAGATGAATATATCCGGGAAGGTAAATCATCCGGGGATTTTGCAATGGCAGTTTTAAAGCGGATTCAGGAAAGACCAGAAGATGTCAAAAACATTGGATTGACCAAACCTGAAATTAATAATTTTTCTTTCATGCGGTTGATCAATCACCTGGCAAAGCCCGGAGATAGACAACTGGAAAAGGAAGCATCCTTTGAAATCGATGTCTGTTTAAACACTGAAAAAGCATCTGGCAAGGCATCCAGGGGTTACATGATCCCTAATGATGTTCTTTATGAGAAGAATCTGAAAATGCCAGGAATGCAGAAACGAGAACTTCTGGCTGGATCAGGTGATGGTCAGTATCTGGTTCCAACCATTCTGGATTCTGCTTCCTTCATTGAATATCTGGATGCCCAAATGGTATCAGTACAGATGGGAGCAAGAACGCTCAGAAACCTGGATGGAATCATCAAGATCCCAAGAAGGGATGCTGCGATTTCCGGGGGATGGATTGCAGAATCAGCGGATGCTGGGGATGTAACTCCAAGTTATGACCAGTTGACCCTTCAACTGCATACATATGCCTTGAGGGTGGATGTTTCTCGACAATTGAGGCTTCAATCAGGGTCCTTGGATGTAGAAAACCTTCTTAGGACTGACATTGCTTCATCGATTGCGGTTGCATTTGATAAGGCATCATTGCAGGGCAAAGGTGAAGGTGATGAAGCCAACTCTCCTGTTGGAATCTGCAACACGGCAAATGTAGGCATAACCACAATCACTGCAGACCAGTTTTCCTGGGCCAACGCAATGGCCATGCAGGGTGATGTAATGAGTGCCAATGCCTATTTTGGTTCATTGGGCTATGTCCTTCATCCAACCCTTGCATCAGATGCAAAGGCACGAACCAGGGATTCTGGTTCAGGCCGATTTGTCATGGAAGGAAATGACATTGGAGGTTTTCGGGCTATGGTTACCCCTTCAGCCATTTTTGGATCGAAGGAACGTGCCATATTCGGAAACTGGAATGATCTTATTTTAGCTTATTTCTCGAATGGTATTGATATTCAGGTAAATCGAGAATTTGATGATGGAAGAATCCGCTTGGTCTGCTTCTTAGATGCAGATGTTGGGGTCCGTCATGCTGGCTCATTTGCAATCACCAATGATGCATAATGCTGGACACTAAATCAGCAAAGGGGTTGATCCAAGGGTCAGCCCCTTCAAAAGAAGGAAGCACCATGAAAGTTTTGGTTTTAAGGGGTTTTATGCTTGATGGAGAAGTTCCAGAAGTTGGATCAATTGTTGAAGTTGAAGATCATCAGGGAAGGGCTTTGATAGGTTCCAACAAAGCGGAAGCAGTTTCTGATCAGGCAGAAAAACCAGCAAAAAAAACAAAGAAAAAATCTGACTAATGGCATTTGAGTCTTCAACTGATTTTTCTGCATTTTTTGACACCAATGAATTTGCAGAAACGGCAAGCTATACCCCTTCTGGGGGTTCTGCTTCCAGCATTTCAGTGATTTTTGACAAACCCTTCCAGGCAGTTTCTTTGGATACAGGGCAAGTTGATTTAGAAGACATCAAGCCAACAGTCTATGTAAAAACAACTGATGTTTCATCGGTAGCACATGGGGATCAATTGGTGATTGATTCTGTGACCTATCATGTGATCGGAATCGAGTCTCAGGGGCAAAGTGGAGGGCAATCTTTGACCATCCTTTATCTGGAAGATCAAAGCTGATGGCCAACCATTTGAGAAGACAAATCAGGGAAAGGGTGGCAACCGATTTGACAGGATTATCAACCACGGGATCAAATGTTTTTCAGACCCGGATTTTTAACCTGGAAAAATCAAAACTACCCTGTCTCTTGATTTATACAGAAGAAGAATCCGTTGATATTTATTCAATGAATTCTCCTAGGATTGTAGGCCGGGATCTTTCCTTAATTGTGGAAGGATATGCGTCTGCAAAAACCAATGTTGATGATACATTGGATCAAATCGGAAAGGAGGTTGAAACTGCTATGGCTGGAGATATTGGAATCAATAGCTTGGCAATGGATTCTTATCTGACCGATGTTTCAATCAGTTATTCAGGGGAAGGTTCAAAGCCAACTGGAACCATACGGATGACTTATCTTGTTCAATATAGGAATTTGGAAAATACACCAGATTCATCAGCCTAATTAAAAGGATAATATGGCAATTAAAGGAAACACTGGCCTTCTTCAAGTGGATGCTGATGGGTCAGGAACATACACCACAGTTGCACAACTTACAGACTGGTCAGTTGATGTAAATGCAGAACAGATTGAAGTTTCCATCATGGGAAATGCAAATAAGGAATTTTTGGCAGGGCAATATTCCTGGAATCTTTCGGCATCGATGCGTTATGTCGAAGATGATGCAGGACAGGAACTGATGCTTTCCTCGATGCAAACCGGGGCTGAAATGTATGTAAAGCTTTATCATACATCATCTTCTGGAACTGGATCTGGTGATTATTGGTCTGGAGGGGTGATAAATGGATCTTTATCAACCAGTGCAAGTTTGAATGATGCAGTCAACTCCAGTTTTTCAGCTCAAGGGTCTGGCACATTGACCTATACCAATGCCTAGTCCCAAAGAAAATGTTCTCAGGCATTTCAGACAGAAATTAGCTGGAGGACTTGGTTCTGTTCTCGTCCCCGAATGGGGGGATGAGAACGGAACACCAATGAAAATTTATTTTAAATCTGCAACCAATCCAAGGACCCAGGAAAGACTTGCCAAACTGTTCAATGAACAAAAACCCATTGAGGCATCAGTGGAAGCATTGATCATCAGGGCCTTGGATGAAAATGGAGAAGCTTTATTTAAGATGTCTGACAAGACTGAACTGATGAATGAAGCTGATATTGATGTGATCATCCGGGTCATTGGAGAAATAAATAATTACCAGGAAATTGAGGTTGATTCCTTGGGAAACTGATTGAGGCATCCGACTTATATTTTTATTACCAGCTTGCAGAACATCTACATATGAAAGTTGAAGAAATTATGGATATGAATCAGGCAGAGTTGGCAGGTTGGAATGCCTATTTTCAAATTAAATCTGAAAAGCAAAAATAATGGCAGTTTCTACGACTGTAAAGATCAGGGCCGAAGATAGGACAAAACAGGCTTTCAGGAATATTACTGAAAGAACCAATAGGCTTAAAAGCTCATTTGGGGGTCTTTCAACAATGGCAATTGGTTTAGCAGGGACAATGGGAATTGGGGCCTTGATGAGATCTTTAAGGGATCTGGGAGACAGGATCGGCAAGGTTTCAACCCAGATTGGAATATCTGCTGAAAATCTTCAAAAACTCCAGTTTTCTGCAGAACAATCAGGACTTTCCACCGATACTCTGAACACGGCTATGCAGAAATTTTCCATTAATATTGGCAAGGCCAATGACGGGGCCAAAATTCAGATGGAAGCCTTTCAAAGCCTTGGAGTGGAAACAAAAAATCTGGATGGAACAACTAAATCAGTATTTGAATTATTTAAGGATACTTCAGATCAGTTGGGGTCCTTAACTGATAAAACCCTGCAAGCCAGGTTAGCATCAGAATTATTTGGCAGGACCGGGGTTGAAATGACAGTTTTATTTAACGAAGGGGCTGAAGGAATAAATAGATTTGGAAACCAGTTGGAATCAGTAAATGGAATCATGAAAACTGATTCTATTAGAGCTATTCAGGATTTTAATGATAAATGGAATTTGCTAACAAAAGCAGTTAGAGGATTTTTACTTGATTCAAAAGCTTTAGATTTTTTGTCAGGAATTTTAGACACAATGACTGAAAATATTAAAATTATGAATCAAGCTTTTGGATTTACAGAAAAAAAGGTTAAAAATATAAATCAAATTTCAGAAGAATTAAAAAAGGCAAGAGAAGAAACATTAGAGCTTGAAAACAAGATAAAAGAATCAACTGGATTTGCAAAAATTGATGCAATTGGAAGGCTTGAAACTAATAAAAAACAGATTAAAGAATTACAAATTGAATTATTGCAAAGCAAAAAAATTGAAAATAATGTTGAAAAACAGGAAAAAGCCCAGAAAAAGGTTAAAAAAGGTGTAGAAGCAACAAACAAAGTTGCAAAGCAATTAGTAAAAACAACAAAGCCATTAATGGTTGGAGGAAAACTTGATATACCTGCCATTGGAGGAAGACAGGGCCTTGGAGGAACTCTTGAAAAGTTTACCAAATTTTATTTGAATCTCATGACATTAGCAGATGATTATTTGGGATCAGGATTTGGAGTTTCTGCCATTGTCAAAAAACATCTGGCAGTTATCAGACAAGATTTTGAGGAAATGATAACAGGACTTCAAAATCAATTGGTTTTTAGAAGAAATGATATTTCTGATGCATTTTCAGACATTTTGACAGACATAGAAAATCAAATTAAAAACAAAAAAATTACAGTTAATTTTGATGGATCTAAAATTGAAGGAGCGCAAAGAAAACTTAATTCATTAGTAACGCAAATTAATTCTTATTCTGCAGGATCAAGGACTGTATCAAGGAGAGCAAGATCAGCCGGGGGAACGAATACAAAAGGCAAAGCAATGACCGGATTTCCTTATTGGGAAAATGAAGTTCCTCAAGGATATCACAAGTATGGTTCAAGAATGTTGAATTATGATGTTCCAATGATCAATCAATCACAGACTTCATCCAGGACGGCAATGTCTTCAAATTATTCTGGAGGATCATCAGCAATGTCAGACCAAGGCCCCCAGGTTGTGGTTAATGTTTATGATGGAACAGGGCAAAAAATATCAGAATATGATTCATCAATCAGGATACAGATTAATGAACGTGCAAACCGATATGGCGAATTTCCATCATTACCCGTCTCATAAATGGCACAGATTGAAATTACAATGACTGTTTCAGGATCAACTTATTATATTTCAGATTCTGATTATGCCAGCCCTGATGGGAACTTCTACCAGGGGCTTGTTTCCCAGGCCCCAATTGTATCATTGGGAGCAACATCCGGGGGTTATATTTCAGTACAAAAAGGAACTGTTATTTTAAACAATGATCCTGACAATGCATC